TTCGCGATGTCGCAGTGTATTGCGAACCAGCAGCGAGAGCGGAAATCAAGCCTTGGATTCCTCCGTAGGTCGAAGTTCCGTCACCTAAAAATCCAGCCGCATCTTCCGCAATCGCAAAGCTCTGGCCGATGGATCGGCTCAACATCTCAGCGATAGAGATTGCAGCGTCTTCGTTGACTTCGTTGCTCATCACCGTCAACGTCGCTAGCTTCTTCGCGTCAAGCTTGATGGAAGATAGCGTTGGATCGCTTGCGGTAATCGTAACGTTTTCGCCAACGTAGTAAGCAGTGACTTCGCTTGCTAGACGAGGGATTGTCAATGTCGCATCGCTCATTGGGATGACGGTTGCGTTCTGACGAATCACACCATACAACTCGCGAAGCTCAACAATAGCCGCAGATAGTGGCTCAGGAACCAAAAACCCGCCGAGCGTGTTGTTGCCAGCCGATAACGCTGCTTTGATTCCGTGATCTTTGCAGATTCGCTTCGACCGCGAGTTGCCATTGAACGCAGCCAACGCCCAGTTACCCATCAACCAAGCATCTTCAGCAGATTCGAATCCTACTGGAGCCTTTGCTTTTGCTCGTGCTGGAATCTTGATTGGTTGTGCTTCCGCTGCTTCTTGCTTCTTGACAATATCGACTGCTGCTGATTCGATTCGCAACATTCGGCTATGGTCTTTTCGAAGTGCAGAAATCTTGCCGGATTCAGCATCAGTCCCAACAATCGAATCGATTTCTTGGGTTTCTTCCGCGTTCAGATCGCGGGCTTCTTCTTTCGCCATTGCAACGATAGCTTCGGCGCGAGCTTGCAAGGATTGAATTTCCTTGCTGATTTCAATAGATGTTCTCATCAAACTGCCCTTTTGGATTGCGGCAGCCTAAAACGAAAATAGCGGCTTAAACTGCCGACTGTGAAACGAAATGAAACGTTAAACAGTCCGCTCGTCTTTGCCGCTAATCAGTTGCAATGGAACTTGCGTGACTTTTGTAGCCAAGGCTAATCCTTGGCGTTGCGTGAATTGTAGCGTATGATACGAATGCGTGTCAACTACTTTTCAGTGTCCACTCAATATCGAAATTCCAATGGTTTCTGTTTGGTAGCATTTGCCCGTTGTAATTTCCGATCCCATCCATAAACGCAACCGCAGCACTGATTGAGTTATCTGGCAATCCATCGTACATTCGATAACCGTCTCCATCGACTTCATGAATGATTCGTTTGATCTTTGAGGCTCGCAGGTAATTTTCAAGCGTCCTCAGAATAGCAACGTCCATTCCCTGTGCGTCGATCAGTAGCGTCTCAATTTCTTTTACGCCGTGTCTCGAAAGAAAATCACCAAGATGGACAACATCTACCTCAATCTGCTCCGCAGGCGTCCAATCGACTTGGGAATACAGTTTGCGCGATTGCTCGGTGCAGAAGCCTAAAGAACTACTGACTCCTTTGGTGTTGTAAACCGTAAGAGTCGATTTGCCATTTTCTTGACCGCACGCCGCTTCGATAACGTGAAAAACATCGGCTGCGTTTTTGTTGTTATCTCGCAACCACTTAGCCGCCGACGGTAATGGTTCAAACATCAAAAAGACGTCGTGACCTTTGGCGATTTCTTGCATTTCTGAATCGCCAGTATTGGGACCGACGCACACAAATACCTTTTTTTTTACCATTACATCCTGGCCCTTATTTCCGCGATCTTAGCCGCCGAGATCCGACTGACAATTTCTCGTCCTTCTTTCTCGATTGCGTGTTCGTCAAACAAGTCAGCAGGAGGATTCTTAAACCATGCTGCTGCTGCTGCTGTCTTGCGTTTAACGGTTGGTGCAATGTCTGTCGCTAATCCAGACGCGAGAGCTGCTGCTGGATCGTACCAAGTCTCTTCTGCCATCAATGCAAGCACCTGCTCCGCATCAATCCCCATAGCATCAGCGTAGATTTCAGCCATCGACGCATCATAAACCGACAATACCTCTGCCATCTTTTGCAACTCCGCACCGTTTCCGATGGCTACACAATGGGCGCAATGGATCATCAGCTTTGCACCTCGTTCCATCGTCCGTTTGTCACCGGCCATGAAGATGATCGAGGCTGACGATGCGGCCAGTGCCTCGTTGTGAGTATCCACACCACCAGGATGACGCTTCAGCATGTTGTAAATCGAGATGCCTTCGTCAGCCGATCCACCTGGACTGTTAATGCGAATCTTAGCCCTGCCCTTGATGGTTGCTAGCGATTCGCCTACAGCCTTTGCCGTGACTCCTTCGCTCATCCAGTCCGAACCAATCGTGCCATCAATATACAATTCGTTGGTTTCTGCTTTGACGGTTATCATTATGCGTTGACTCCTGTAATTGAATAAACTCGGTTCTTCCAGTCTTTTACCAGTGCGGTGACGTTAGCCATTAACGTGTCTTGCGTCGATTCCTGAGCCACTTGCAAAAGCATTTCACGGCTTTCGTCGCAATGGATTCTTGCCAAGTCACGATCAAGCCCGATCGCTTCCAGCTTGTCGGCTAGCTTTGGCTCCCACTTGGCATAGTTGTTGTCGATCCAGTCGCAAAAGTTCTTTCGCTTGGCTCCTGAGATTGCGTTGTTGGCTTCTCTGTCGAGTAGTGATCGGATTGTTTCTTCGACTGCTCGTGCGTTGCTGCCAACAGTTTCATCTTCTGGCACTTCGTTGTCGTCTTGTGGATCGCTGCTGGAAGAGTCGCCTGGAGTGATTGCAGGATTCTCGAACACATCGCCGCCTTCGACTGGGTTGAGGTCCAGTTTGGCGCGTGCTTCGTTTCGGTTCATGATCTTGGCGATGACGTAGGAAGTGAGAACGTCTTTGGTCGTGTTGGTGTCAGTTCGAAGTATTGCTGCCCGATTTACCTTAAAGTAGTGGGAACGCAATCGCTTTTGAGTTGGCGTCCGAAGCTTGATGTCGCATTGTTCTTCCAGTTTTACTAGCCAGCGATCAAGTGCAATCATGTAGGCAATGTTCTTTTGCTCTAGTGAGTTGTACGAAACGCTGTCGCCATCTCCAGGCATCGAGTCAATTCCGAACAACAAGCCAACATCCTGCCGCGTGAACTTCTGCAATTCGACGAACTGCGCGTCTGTGTTTGTCATGTTGACTGCGTTAGCCTTGATCCCCTCACGAAGTAATCCAGCCTTGCTTGCGTTCTCTGGTCCACCTTCAGACTTGTTGAAGGAACTCAAAAACTCCTTTGCGTCTTCTTCTTTTCGGAACGCACCTGGAGGTGCTTCAAGAAAAATCTTGCCTCTAAAACCTTTCTTTAGTTGGTTGCGAACGTGCGATTGTGAATCGACACCGATAGAGAACGTGGATGCAGCGATCTGCAATAGTCCAATCCCTTCCAGCCCGTTAAACGAGAAGCCTGGAATGTGCAAAACATCAGCGTCAGGGAAAACGATGTATTCGTCCTGATTCTTCTCCCAATTGACAAAAGTATCAAGATCATCGTCTTTTTTTGGCTTTGTTATGTGGTATTTGATGCCATCCGATAGGACAGTTCGCGTTCGATCTGGCAGCAAAGGAATCAACTCCTTGACTCGTTCGCCTTCCCTAATAATTGCTGAACGACCGTTTCCATACATAATCGCATGGGAAAACAGTTGCTCTTTGAATACGGAAGGCGATTGCAGCATATTTGGCTGTTCTCGAAACAATCTGTAGCCGTCGTGCTTTTCGTCGGTTACAGCACCTTGGCCGCGTACCCTTTTAACGTCAACTGGCAACATGCCAATATCGCCGCAAATCTTATTGTGCGCGTACCAAACAGGAGGAAGCGACAACGAGTCAGCAAGCGTTTGCCGTTCGTAACGATCAACCTCGTTTTCGTCGTGAACACCCATCCACTGCATCAAGTACTTTCGAAAGTTAAGCATGTTTTTCCTTTATGCAATGTAGAGGTTGCCGGTTGGTCTTTGAGCCGCAAGTGAAGCAATTCTAAATGCCATAGTGACCGCAACCAACGGATCGATCTTTTCGGATGAAGTCTTTTTGTCGTACATCCAACGGTCCGATCTGTCGGCATTGACAACCGCGTTTCCAACGCACCAGCGGAGCAATGCGTTGCCATCGTGCGCCAAGCGTCCGTCAACAATGGCTTGCTGGAAGTCTCGGATCGCTTCGTTAAAGTTCGTTTGATTCTGTGCCATACGTGCCGCTGTTATTCCCTCCTGTGACAAGTCCTCACCGAGTTGCTGCCCGTTGTAGGGATCGTATGCAATGGTCTTGATGCCGTAATCGTTGCACGCCTGCACAAGTTGCGATTGCAGGTCGCTGATTGGGTACTTGCTTTTCTGAATCAACCCGCAATAGACCCAAGTTGCGAATGGCATCTTCGTCAAGTCTCGAACGCTATCGCTTGCAATGAAAGAAAACGAACGAACCTCATAACGATAAACTGGAATGTCGCCATCATGAGCCACGATGAAGCGTGCGCACAGTCCAAACGCTGCCAAGTCGTCGCGTGCGCCTAAGTCAACGCCAGCTCCAACCGCATCGGCTTTCGTCCAGTCGCTTAACTCTTTCTCGCACTTGTCCCACTCGGCAACGCTAAACGCTTTCGTTGTTGACGTTACAAGCCTGTTTCCGTGGTATCGCGTAAATCGATTAACGCCAAGTGCAGTGTGCTTGTCTTCGCTCCAGCGTTGTCGTAGGTAGTCCCACTTGACCGACACTCCCAAGTTGGGATTCGCTTTAGGCCAGCATGACTCATCTGCTGGATCGTCTGCTTCGTCAAGTTCGCAGATGAACGCGAAAAGCGTCTCATCCTTGAAGTCACCTTTGACGACAGATGAAGCATATCGGTAATCGTCAAGCCACAAGTGCGAAAGGTCGTCACCTGCTGTCGTGATTATCAGGTGTAGTGGTTGTGTACGCGATCCTGAGCCTGTTACCATCGTGTCATAGAACGGTCTGTGATGCTCTTGCCAAGCGTGCAGTTCGTCCATTACTACGCAATGGGGGTTCAGTCCGTCGAAAGGCTTATCGCTTCCAACCGTTCGGATGTAGCTTTGGTTATGCTTGTATGTAATTGTCTCGTACTTGACACCCGACATTCTGACAAGTGCTGGTGATTGCAGCCGCATGCGTTCAGTTTCCGAGTAAACAACCTTTGCCTGTTCCTTCTTTGTTGCAGTCAAAAGAATTTGCCCGACTGCTTCCGGTTCGCCTGTCGCCGGGTCAATGTCGCCGCATGCCAGGAAGTGACAGAAGCCAGCGATCCAAGACGACTTGCCATTCTTCCGTCCCATCGAAATGTAGACTTTTCGGAACCGTCGCGAGTTATCCGCGTTTCGCTTCCAACCAAATATTACCCAAGTGCAGAACAACTGGAACGGCGACAATTCAAAAGGCATCCTGGCAAATTCGCCAATCGAGTGTTTGAGAACCAACGGGAAGAACTGGCAAACCTGCTGTGCGTGCTGTTGATCGAAGTGGTATGGAAAATCTTCTGTACTTTGCTTGGTCAAATCGTCAACGTGTCTCTGGACTGCTTCACGAACTCGCTTCGACGTAATGATGGTCCCATCCAGAACCCCATCGATATATTCTTGGACTCTAGCTCTTGTTCCGCTAGTTATCACTCGCACCACTTCCCGCCATCCATTGGCTAAATGCGTCCTCGATCTCTGGTTCCTTTACTACCAATCGACTTCGTGCAGATGGAGTCAACCCAAGTTCGATCATGCAGCCCTTAGCTTGCGAGCATGCTTTTGACCAAGCGGTGTAATCCTTGCATTCAAATGCGGCTCGCTTTAGTGACATGGCTTCACAAAACGATTCCAAAATTGATCGATCAGCCTTGGAAATCATTTTCATTTCAACGAGTTGTGATACTGCGTGGTCCCAGTAACCGCTTGCGTCTGCATCGGCAGCAATGTGCGCAGGCTTACTAGGCACACCTTCAACCGCTTTCGGTTCGTGCTTGTTCTCGCGTGCTGGATTCTTTTTGTACGCACCGCTAGCCCTGTGTGCTGCACTTGCTAAAGGCTTTCTACCCTTGACCATTTAACGCATCCTCGTAGTGTTGTTCGCTCCAACGTTTAACCACCATCCCGCTTATCTTGTCGCCTTCCAACTCTTCGTGACATGGACGACAAACCGCCAACCAATTACCTCGATCCATTCGCCTCATCGGGTTGTCTGCAATCGCTTCGATGTGGTGCATCTCTTCGCTCGTATTAGCGTGCAAAACTCCTGTCTTTTTCACGCAACACTCGCAAAGTGGATGTAACGTTCTGTAAATCTCGCTTGCCTTCCTGTGATCGTTTGAGTACCCGCGATCCTTTGTCGTGCCAGTGTGCTTTCTAGGTGGATTGCACACCAAGCACCTGTCCTTCACGACTCGACCGCAGCGGCAAAGTTTCATTTCTCAGTCCAAGTCTTCAAATTTGTGGCAGTTTACGGAACCA